CTGCAGCTCTTATCTTAGCTTCCAGTATTCTAGCTTGTCTGTCTTTTTCAGCTTCATCAGCTTTAAACTGCTGAGCTTCTCTAAGCTGTTGTTCTTGAGACTGTATTTGTTCTTGCTGCATTTTTTGTTGATGCTCTTGTTCATCTTTTCTAGCTTGATCAGCTTTTTCTTCAGCTTTCTTAAGAACACCTGTAAGCTCAGCAATAGATTCAGATTTAATTACATTACCAAGATCATATATAGAAGCTCCAGTAGTATTATTCTGAATTGCTAATTGTTTGAGCTGTTCCATAATAGCTCTAGAATTAGTCTTAGTAGTACAGAAAATATTCAAATCTCTAAGCAATAATTCAGTGCCATACATCTCAAAGTTTAGTTTTTCATCTGCAGATGTAATATACTGAAGTCTTAAACTAGGATTTTTAGAATGGTAGTATTGAGCTAAGTCAGTTCTCATCTGATGCACACGTGGCATCAAGTTATCTGAATGTTGTATAAAGTATTGTTCTGTCTGAGCATAAGAAGCATTTGTAGCTTGTTCTACAGCTGTAGCAGTTTGTTGCTGAGCAATAGGAGCACCCATACGTTGTTGGTTCAATCCTATTACAGCAAAAGCTTCATTCTTAAAATACTCAGCCAACTTAATTCTAGAAAGCAAACGTTGTGTTTGTTCTAAATTTAATACTTGATAATGTTGGAAAGACAAAGCATTCTCTGTATTTGTAATAGTAGTATCAAGAGGAAGCATTTGAAAGTTCTTCATAGCAACATAGGCTTTAGCCAGATTATTTTTACCCCAGTCTTCTCCCAATGAGTGACGTGGTAAAGCATTCTGGTCTAACATAATCACTGTACCTAATTCATCTACCAAGATGTCAGCTATTTGATTATTTACTATGTTGTAGCCAATCTGAAATGGCTTCATTAAATCCACTAAACTTGTAGATCTTGTATTTCTATCTGAAAATACAGCCCCTTCTACAGGAAGTTTACAACCATATAAAGTATGATCTCCCTTAAACTGGAATGGAATACGACCTGGCCTTCCACCATTTAAACCAAGATAGATGGGGTTGATACCACCTGGGTTATTTACTCCCCAAAATGCTGGTCTATTAGGACCAATCTTTATACCACCCCAAGTTTCGTTAATCCAAATCCAATCTATGTGTTCTCCTACAACTAAATTATCTTTACTTTTTTGTTTGTATACACTCGTATTATACTGTGGTTTTTCAGTAAGTTTAAAGGTTTCATCTACTATATCTTGTATAATTTCACCTTCTGATGTGATTTTGGTAAGATGTCCTACCTTTCTTTGACTCTTCCAATAACACTGCGTAACACGTAGCATATGAGATTTACCAAAGTCTTGAAGATCTTCTGAATCAGATAAAATCCACTCAGCAATATCACCAGTGCCAAACTTAGCATCATATAGTGATGTGAACTGACGATATGCCAACGAAGGCATTTGAGTATTCCACTCATGGCTTCTAGTAGGATCATAATATGTTCCATCATTTTGATATCCTGATACAGCATACCCAGCTGATCTTACAGGATAGATAACCTCAAGAGCTTCAAGTTGATCTTGAGTCATCATCCAACCAAATTTATCAATAACATCTGATACACTCATCATATCAATCTTACCCACCCAGTTACCTTGAGAAATATAACGTACATCTGGTGATTTATGATAAAAAGTTAAAGTTGGATTCCAAAGTTCAATCTCATAATCATCTTCTCTCATTTGAAAATGCCAAAACTCTCTATCTGTAATAAGAGAGTCACGAAATGCACGCTCCTCTAACTCTTGCATTTTAAATCTTTCTTCATCTACAGACATCTGATGAGATGCCCATTCTTCAACCATAGATCTATAATCTTTTCTAAAAAACTGTTCTATTTCTGGAAGAGTTTTAAGTTTCTCAGGAGATAGTCCTTCTTGAAACTCTTCAGAATCAGTAGGCAATCCCATTTCCATGAGATTAATTATCATTTTATTTTTTGCCTCTGCTAAAAGAGTTTGCTCAAGCATAGCTCTTTTCTGATCAAGCATTTCATTAAAAGACTGATCATCTACAGCTTTAAACATTATTCTAGATGAACGCTTAGAAAATTCATTAGTAAGAACATTAACTACATTGGGAATAATAGGATAAAATTTAAGTTCTAAAGCTGATGCATCTTCTTTAGTGAGAACATCTATAAGATCAGCCATTTCATTATTCTCTTCTATGATGTAGTCATTTCTATCAATAATTCCTTTTGCAAGCTTGTAATTCTTTAAAAGTCTACGAGCATTTCTACGCAATTGTTTCATTCCTTGAAACTCTAGCCAGTCGAGATTCCATGCCCTCCATTGGTCATCTTTATCTTTTTCAGGAAGAAACTGAATAGGCTGCGTAAGCACACCCATCTTATGGTAGTCAACTTTCTTCCCTGCTTTTAGGTCTAAGGCGTTATATATTTGCATGGTTCTTAATTAGTTAGAGTTACATTTTGATTTATAGGGTGACTAACATCAGTTACATCAAATCTTACATCTCCTGTTATTGTAGATGTTGAATATGTACCAGCATTCCAATCAGATATAGTAACTGTTATAGTTTCACTATTTAATGTTTTTGAATGGGCTTCTTGGTTGTGCATACACTGAAGGTTTAAGTTTTGATTGTCCAATATGTCTAAATGGTCCCCAATTTAATTTACTGATTTTTTGGCTATTTCCCAAGTTTTCTTTAGTGGATTCAATACGCTTAGATAGTCCTCTGTTAGATTGCTGCACCTTGGCAAAAGCAACAAGTGCACAAAATGCCACAAGTCTATCCACGTTTAGCCCATCATGGTATGCCTGCATCTCTTTTAAAAGCATTATATCAGGTATACGCTCCACCCCATATATTGTTTTCACTATAGTGCCATCAGGTAAAGTTTCATGGTCAAGTTCTTCTTTTAAATATTCTATACCATAAGACAATAAATTACCCTTAAATAGCGTTCCTACGTTTTTCCAACCATATTGTTGGAACACATTTCGATTGGCACCAAGGTCTTTAAGAAACAATATCATATCCTTTGGTACAAGGTATCTTTGTTTCTTTTTAGAAATCATGTATTGTATAAAAAGAGCTACGTTATTCTCCACTACAGTCCAAGCATTATACCACTCTATTAGCATCTCAAGACGCTCATGAGTTTTGTTAATATCATCAAATCTCCCACACCAACTAGCCACTATTCTATCCTGTTCAATACTATTTTTAACATCCCCTGAACCATTATCTTGTATTACCTCCACTGCATTTTTAAGAATATAAATAGCACAAAGAGATTCTGATGTTGTAGTTTTACCTTCACCTACAGGATCGACACTAGCATAATACATTCCAAACTGTGGATCTTTCACTGGTCTTTCATACACACATATCACGCCTTCTTTATCTTCAGTTTTCTTAGATATTGGAAAATCCATAATAGGGGTTTTCCTAGATTGTTTATCAATTATTCTACCATCAGCATTTCTACTAAGTTCTAAATATTCAACACTGTATGTCTTGTCTTGTATTCTTTGAGCTTGTTTAGCAACCAGGTGAGGAGGAAATACACTCACCTTACGTGTAGCAAAAGCTTCTTCTATATTGCGAGGATGCTGAGATATTGTAAGCTGATATGCATCAGGTGCTAAGTTTTTCTTAGCTTTTTCAAATTCTTCTTCTAAAGCTTGAAGAGCTTCTTCCACTTTAGAATTACCATATTGGTCAATGTATGGAGGCATACTCCATTGCTCAGGAATAAACAAACCTGTCTTAGCTATAGTGCCTTCCTTGTCTAGTAGATCTGTTTCTACAGCATAGAATCCATTTTCTTCTGGATTAAGAATATACTCCTTCATAGGCTCACACTGATCAAGATCACCCACTGATCCTGCAGCTATAAACTGACCAGTGATTATATGACCAGATTTAAGAGCTGGTTTAATGAAACCATAAGTGTCATTCATCTTAGGAGCAATACCACCTTCCTCATGAAAGAAATAGGTAACAGGTCCACCCACACCATTTGTTGGATCTTTTTCAAATGAATACCCAGCAATAGTAGATTTTAATCCTTTATAGGTATCACGACCATTAATCCTCACCTTAATTCTTTGTTGCCATGCAAATACTTTGTCAGGTTCTGATGGTCTATACCAAGCTGTATGCTGATTTAAAAAGTTACGATACTCATCAAGAAACTTCCAAGATCCTTTTTCATTGATGTAATCTTTAAGACTTGCACCTATTTTACATATAGAACCTTCTTCAAACCAATACTGATTTATAAGCTTAGCCATGTGGAAATAAGAAGATGCTATCTGACGTTTTTTTAAAATCACTGCATGCTTCCAATGTAGCTCTGCTAAATGCTCGTATAAAGCCATGTGATACTGAGCATCTCTCACTTTAGCAAAGTCAAACCTTTTCTCCTCCTTGTCATAAATGGGAAGAAAGTTAAGCCACATGTAATAGTCACGACTAATATACCATTCATTTGAACCATTTTTGACAATAATGCCTGATTTACATTTCATTTTCTGGTCATCCCAGTAGGCCATAAAGTCTTTACTTTTAAATGGGGCTTGACAATAATATCCTTGTTTTTGAAACTTACGAGCTTCAGCATTAAATATTAATGTTGCATCATCAAAGTTATATTTACCTGGTTCTTTAAAAAGTGTAAGCAAATAATCCCTAAAGTCTTCTCTTGTAGGAAAAGAAGTAATGGTCCACTGACCATTTTCATAAGTGGGGACATCTTTAAAATTAACCATTATCAATTAGCTTATTTATAACTTCCATGTCCCCTTTAGATTTGTGTAATAAATCTAATAGACCATTTAAGTTTTTACTTCTAATTACAGAAGGATGATTATACTCGCTCCAATACTCATTATAGGTTTCACGTGGAACAGCAGCCCACTCATTTCTAAATGAACTAAAATGAAACACCCAATCTTCTAAATAAGCCATGTCATGAGGTCTGTAAAAAGGTTCTTCATCTAAATAAATTTCTTGTTTCATATAATTAATGATTTTTATTAAACATTACAATTGTCGTAAACGATATCACCATTAAACCTAACAATGCTATACCACTGTAAATATTTTGTTTTCTTTTAAGTTCAAGAACATAATTAAATTGCTGTTGTCCTATGGTATATCTCTGTGTTATTTTTCTTAATTCTTCCTGGGATCTATCATACCAGTTTAAATACTGATATGACGCTACAGTGTAAGAAGCCAATTCATTCTTAATAGAATCAAGATATTTTTTTCTTACTATTGTATCTTTAGAGTTTTGCGCATTTGATAAACTAACACTAAGAGATAAAATTAGACTGAAAAAAATCTTCTGTATCATATATAGTATCTTTTCTAAGAATCTTATTTGGTAATTTTAAAAGGTCTTCTGTTAAAACAAGACTAAGAACATCTTTGCAACCTTTTCTTCTATAAAGAGTATAAAATCCTTTAGTGTCTTTAACTTTTCTATCTACAATTTTTTCTTTGCAGAAGTTATATAGATCTTCTCTTTTAATTAATAAAAATTCATTTATTAATTCAAATGCTATGTAGTCAGCTTTTCCATACATCCATCCTTTTTGACCATTTACATTTTGAAACTCCACCCAATGAATTTCAGGATTAGCTTCTGCATCTTTCATGCTATATCTTTTAATTCCTTTTACATCAATCCCCACGCCTCCAACTTTAAGGTCAATATGGTCAAACATATCTTCATTTTCTGTTGACCATTCTGCATTTGTAAATAAATTAAAAAAATCTATTTCTGATTGTCTTCTTATTCTATCCATATTATTGATCGTAAGCTAAGTTTTGTCCACCACGTACAGAAGATTGTTGTTCCTCCATAAGGTCTCTATATACACCTTTAAATGATTGTCTCACTTGGTCATACTTCTCAGCCATTCTTAGAAGAGCTGGACTAGACCCATCTCTACCAAACGTAAGTTGTTCTGTTGCCATACTCTTAGCCATATTGTCCAAGAATATTTTAATACCTTGGTAAGCTCTATATGTAGGAGTTTGGTAAAGCTGCTCACATCTTTTAAGAGCAGTGAATATCAAATCATCATCAGTGCTGAAATCTGCATCTATTTCTTTAAGAACAAGATGTTCTTTATCTGT